TTATAAATTGTTTTAATATTTCTTCTGATTTCTTAAAAAATTCTGGACTACGAACAATTCTTCCGAATGCTTGTAGTTGGTTTTTTCTATCTTCTGGGTTCATTTTTCTCCTTGTTTTCTTGGGGTAGCTTACAAAACCTACCCCTAAGAAAACTAATTATTGTTCTAGCAAACTTTAGAAGTTTGTTATAGAACAGAATGCTGTTGGGCGATAAATCGCAAAACCTAATCTCATGGTCAATCTGATTGCCAATTGATTTTTTGCGAAGAAATCGCTATGACTGTCGGAAACAGCTAGGTCAACGCCTTCTCTCATTACTACTTGAGCAGCGTCGCCACCACCAAATTTACCAACTAAAGCAGTTCCTGCAGCAATTACTGTAGAAGGAACGACTTTAAGACCCCAAATTCTTGGAGCTACGTCGCCACCGAATCCACCTGCAACAACGAATAGAGGATTCTTAGCAGCATAACCTGCTGAAGATGTTCCTGCAAAGTCGTTTACAGATGTAACGATGTCATACCAGTCAGATGGGTGCATTACGATAGAATCTGCTTCTACGAATGCATCTTTTCTGATTTCTGTTATAGCTTGATAAATTTGACCTAATCTTGCTAATTCTCCAGAGTATGAAGAATAGTCGAATGTATTGATACCTGATTTGTTCAATACACCAGTTAGGTTAGGAGCGCTTCCGTCACCATTAACTAATTGGTTGTCCATGTTCAACTTCATCATTGTTGATAAACGTGAGTTGACATATCCTTGGATACCAGCAACATCAGCTAACAACTCGTCAGTTACAGGTAAGAAAGTAGCCATCTTTCTGATGGATTCTGTTCTTTCTGTAAATGCTAAAGCACCTTCATTAGATGTACTAATGTCAGTGGACTCAGCAACTGCACCAGCGTTGTTGGTGAATGTTGTCTCTTCAAGGTAGACATATGCATTTTGGTTTGTATTGATTTGGTCAAACAATCCAATAACGCTGTCTGGGTTACGAAGAGCGGTCTCTAGGATACCAGGAGCTCTTAAGCTCTCTGGTGGATAACCAGTTGTGTTTAAAGTTGTTTTAAACTCTGCGTGTGAATCTACACCTTTTACACCATTCTCTGTGTATGCTTTATAAGCTTGAGAATTAGCGAATTGCTCACCAATAGTTGATGGGCCTTTCTCCTCAGGCATTGCATTAGGAATAGCATTTACAGGTGCTTCATCAGCAGCGACTTCCATTGCTTTCTCATTTTGAGCTTTTGCTTTTTCGACACCTAAATCATCAACAAGTCCAGCAAGTTCTGTGTTGAGACCTTTGATTTTCTCTTTGGCCTCAGGAGTGTACTTGCCGTCTTCGGATGAGTCGAAAGCTGCTTTAAGCTCTTCACGAGATTTTGCAATCTGGTCTTGAAGTTCTTGTACTTTTGACATACTTGATTATCTCCTATATATATCTATTACTTGGTTTATTTTTTAGACGACAGGCTCGTCGTCTTCTATCTCGATATCCACAGTGTCAGCTAATAAAGACTGACCCTCTAACCACTCTGCATCAAAATCATCGTCAGACGATTCACTGTTATCATCTGCAACGGCTTCAGGTGATTCTACTTCAGGTTCTTCTGAAGATTCCACCTCTTCTACCTCAACGTCATCAGATGGGTCTTCATCCTCGACAACGTCTTCAACAGGTTGTTGTTCCTCTACTTCTGTCTCTGAAACTATTTCAGCTGGTTCGCTTCCAACATTTTCGATGAATTGGTCTAATTCAACCCATGCATCACTTAAGTCTTCTTGAACTGCTCTTAAAGCTTCAGTTGCTTTTGTACCTAGTGTTCTTCCATCTTTAGCACGCAACATCGCAATGGCGGTAGCTCGTACCATCAAGTCATTTAATGCAGCAAGCACATCTTTGACTTGTTCTGAGAAAGTTTGACTTTTCTCGGACACTTCAATTTCTTCTGATTCTTGTGTCTCAATTGATGCTTCTTTAATAGAATCTCTTACTGCTTGTAATTCTTTCAAATACAATGCAGGATTTTCTATAAGCATTTCAACTGTAACTGACTTCTCTTCCTCTTCTTTTTCAGAAGGTTCCTCAGAAGGAACTTCGGCTTCTGGTTCTTCCTTTTGGAAAGAGCCAGTGCCTAAAACACTTTTCTTCTCTTCCTCTACTAAATCTTCAACCAATTCTTTGTTAGATTTGATTGCCATAGTGTAGGTCTCTTGATTTGCACCAACAAGTACAGGGGATACTTCAAAGACAGTTAAGTCTTTAAGATATCTTGCATCTTGTTCGTCTTCGCTATCAGCACTCTTAAATGGTGCTCTTTCAGCGTCATTTACTCTATAACCGAATGACCATTGTTGCATGTCACCCATGTTTTTTACTATTTTATAAGCTTCTTGCCCTGAATCAGTATCCATAAAAAACTCACCATCAAAGGTTGCTTTTCCATCGTCTTCTTTGATTCTTCCTTTACCGATTGGCATGTCCCATTTGTGAGCCCATACCATAGGGACATCGCCAGATTTAAAACCTGATTTGATTGAACCTGGGAGAACGACATCTCCGTCAGAATCTAGACTATTGAATACTGAAAATACAGCAGAAACTTTGCCTTCGGCTTCTTCTTTTAACTCGAAGTCGATGGCCTTTACTTCTTTTTCAGACATAGCTATTAATATCTCCTCTGTTAACAGATTTATTAAAAGGTACGCTATATAGTCAATTTTTGCAGATGCTTAAAAAAAGCGTGGTATTTTATTCGTCTTTTATGTTTTTTATAACTGTTAGTTTTGAGACTGGCATAGTGACTTTTCTGTCGGTTTTCTTATGCTTACCATTATCAAGTATTGCATACACTTGCATAGTGGCCTCTCCGTCACTTACTGATGTAACTATTCCGTGTACTGTTGAGGGTGGGTCTGGGTCCTTATTAATAGACCAACTAACAGATTGTCCTACTCTAACACTAGCTGCTTTCTCCCCACTTTTTTTAGATGAGAGTGGGTGAGAAGAAGGAAGCAAGTCTTGGTCGTAAGGCTTTCTCTTAAATCGTCCTGTACGCAATGCGTGTAAGAACCCATTTACTCTGGCTAATCCCCACTGGTCAGCTCCTGTTACATTACCTCGAACTGAGCCAGGGTTAGTCCTGTAAGCACCGACACCTCTTCTGAAAACTGCGGCCAAAGTTCTAGCGTTTGTTCTGTATTTTGGATTTTTAGCATTATGATTTTTAGCTTTCTCGGTAAGAATTTTTCTAATCCTTCCAGATACTGCTTTTAGTGCAATATCATCAGCCATTTCTTCTGCTAAGTCAGCAGCTGCTTTTCTCCTAGAACGAACAACTTTCTTTTGGTCGTTAATTATTTTTTTCATAGCAGATACACCTATGTTAGAAACACCACCCCACTTAATATTGGCAATAGTACCATTAAGTCGGTTGTTACCTTGATGTCTACCCATGTAGCGTTCTCTTCTACGAACCCAGTTAAGAACTGATTCACTTCTGTCACCAGACTTATATTTAGTCCAATTTCTAAAGGCATCATTTCCTGTGAATGATGTAGGAGGGTTACCTCCGTTACCAGCTCTTCTCCAAATCTCAGGCCAATTTTCTTTTAGGTCTTTAGCGTACCCATATGGAAATTGCTTGTATTTTGAATTTGAGATTGATACTTGTTTATCATCTCCTGGACTTGGAAAATTTGTTCTATCTTTTTTTGGCTTTTCAGATTTCTTTGGCTTAATTGCTTCTTCGTATTCTTCGTGTGTTTTACATGGCATGAAAACATTTTTACCATTTACTTTATGAGTATGAACACCAACAGCACAAGATAATTCTTTAGACCTATTCATAGCTTCACCTGGATTATCAAAAATATCTTTAGGGTTTGCAGCTTTGCTGTTTTCAGGTTCTATCTCAAATTGTGATTCCATAAGTACTTCTGCTTCTTCTAAACTTACTCCTAGTTCTTCAATACTATCATAATCTTTTTTAGGTTTGCGTTTTAGATAAGCGTTAGCTTCTTTTTCCGTATCAAAACATTTAATAACTTTACCGTCATCATGACTAATTACACACCAAGCACCATTAGGCATTTGAGCAACATACTTTTCCTCATTACGAGGTTCTTCGTTTTGTTGTATTCTTGGTTGTCTTGTAGATTCAACAGGATAGTTTCTACCATCCATAATATCTTTTACATTTACATCATCTCTATAACCAGCAGCTTCTGGTAATTTAGCAACTTGTGCAGCTTGACTCCTATTTTCTTGAGGTGTGTCATTTAAGATAGCTTGACCATCTGTATCTACTTGAATCATATTTAGTGGTCTTAAATAAACGTCATGTTTTTCATCAACATCTAATCCAACTACTTGTCTGGCTTCACCGATTGTTATCCAACCACCAGATACACCCATGTTTACTCTTTTGTAAAGTTCATCCATATCTGTTTGTAAAGCTCTTACATTTTGTATGTCATACATACATTCTAAATTTTGGTCTTTAAAATCTGGTATAAGTAATTGATGTGTCAATTCAGCTGCAACTGTTCTCCACATAGGTACAAGTTTTTGTTCAGTAAAAAATTCTCTTAATTCTTTTGTATTGTTGTAGGTGGCCGAATCCAATCCAGCTCCGAGTCCTGCGAGAATTGCTGGGACACCTAAAACTGCAGAAACTCTTTCTTCAGGTATTCGTCTTAGTTCTGCTAATTTCATTTGGTCAGGTGAGAAAGAAACAATATCAATATTCATTGCTCCTGATAAAACCATAGGAGCACCTCTATTAGCACCACCAAATTTTTCTTTATACATTTGAGAAATAGATTCTGCCTCTTCCCTAGTTGGACCACCGAATCCATCATTTCTAGGTGTAAGTACCACGCCTGGCACAGCCATATTATTTAACAGTGCTGCTGTGAACTGACCAGCGGACTCGTCACCTAAGATTTCTCTTAGTACTGTTTTAAGAGGAGCATGTCCTCTACGGTGGTCATTAGGGTCTATTCCTTGTCGTATATGAACTATATCTTCAACGGGCAATTCTATTTTCTCGCCTTTACCATACAAGTAATAGTCATAATGAGTTATAAGTTGATTTTCATTACCTCTGACTTCTACTAAGTGTGGCATTAAAGGTACAAGCTCAACAACTTTACCTTGACCATTCCTGTTCTTATATAAGAATGCATCTCCCAAAGTATTTAAAGCTAAAACTATGTAGTGTGACAATAAGTTAGCAGACATAAATGGATTAGGTCTTGAATATAATTTAGTTAAAGGATGTTCTGCTATTTTTTCGTTATCTAAAAACTTTGTATCTTTTTTAACAACATGTAGTTTTGGTTCTGAAAAAGATGTAGCTAATACATTTAAACAAGCTACTACTGCGGAGTTACCAGAGCCATCACCGATTTCTTTTAATTTATCTGATTCCCAAAATCCTGATGATGTGTTGTAACCATAGATTGATGAATCATTACCAAATAATTGGTTGTAATTACTTTGAGTCTTTTCTTCTGTTGTTCGGCCTGGAATTATAAAATCCAAAGCCTTCTGGAATCTACTTTTTTCTTCCATCTAATATGCTGTCCATTGTCGTCTAGTTTGTATTGACTGAGCTGCGAGACCCAGAGCATCGACTTGGTCGTCATGTGCTCCAACAGGGAAAGTCAATAATTCTCTCTCTAGTTCTGTAAGCCAAGGTGCATCTTTACGAAACATCACTTCGCCTGCCTCCATCCTAGCACTTAGTGGTAAAGCTTTGGTTATTTTATCTTTTTCTGCGCGCATTTCTTGTACACGTAATCCTGCTCTTTGTGCCTGTTGTATAAATGCTTTTGAAAATCCTTGATTCTCCATACATACATATCTCCAGTTATTTTTCTGAGCTTGTCTTTGCATAGCAGGAACAATGTCAGGACCTTCCATCTTTACTCTCACTAAATCTTCTAAGAAGAGTTGATTACTTGGTGTTCTTGCAAAAGACATTATTACTGTATAGTCAGAAGTTTTTTCTGTTGTTACAGCTACATCAACTGCACCAAAGTGTTCTAGGTCTCTTGGGTCCCATTGACCTCCACCACCCATGTAATAACCATTTGCATTCACATCATAGTAAGAAACCCATTCTGGTTTAAATAGACCTTGACCTGCTTCAACAAACTCTGCCATGTACTCTTGTGCATAAACTATTGAACCCACTTCTGTTTTGGCAGCTTCAAGTTCTTCAGGGTCAATTGCAGGGTTATCTAAAGTAGTAAATCTAAATCTTTCCCAGCTTTCCATTTCTCCAGCAGTTTCCCATAAGTCATAAAACCAATTACCAATACCAAGTGGAGTACTAATAAATAAAGCAGAACCTTTTCTTTCAGTAAGAGTAGGACGTAGAACTTCTTGCCATACTTCTGGTTTTACGAATGCTGCCTCATCAATAACAATAAAGTCTAAACCTTCACCTCTTAGACGTTGAGGATTGTCAGCAGACTTACAAGCAATAAAACCACCATTAGGAAATAAGACTTCCATGTTAGCGATTGAAATCTTTGGTTCGATTTCTTTAGGAAAGGACATAGCTGCGCTTTCGAGCGCCCTCCAGCCAACCCTAGCAATAGAAAAAGTAGGAGCAACCCACCAAGCTCTACCTCCAGCCAATGCCGTCTGTATACAAAGTTGTACACCAAGTCTAGTCTTACCAAAACGGCGACCAGCACAAAGTATTTTCCAACGTGCATTACTGTCAGCAACTTTTTTCTGAGCTGGGTGAAGAGAAGGTAGTTCAGGTGCATATATAGGCATTTATAAAAGTTCTTTAGATTTAACTCTTAATCTTTCTATAGATTGCTCTATACCAGTTTTAGCTTGATGCCATGACACATGATTTTGTGAATCTTGTAATTTATTAGGCTCTAATAATAATAAAGCAAAGTGGTCTGCTTCAAGTTTTTTTAATTGTGATTCCACAATAGATTTTTTATCTTCTTCAGTAATGTGTTCGTATTCCATTATCTCCTACCATCTATATTTTTGCTTACGTGCTTTTTGTACTTGTGCCATAGACTTAGAACTCAATGTTGAAGGGTCTTGTACAAACTCTGCATCCATTGGTGTTTCAAACATAACATTCTTAGCAATCTGTCTTTTACAGATAAAACTACACTTAGGACACATAATCTCTGGGTCCTCACTAATTTTATGCGTTATCTCATAAATTTGCTCACAAGACAAGCATTTATAATCATATCTGGGCATTAAACGTACCTTTTCAAATAAGCTCTTACAAACTTAGTGTACTCCCTTTTTGCTCCAGTTATTGTTTTACCATCAAAAATATCGTGGTGATATTTACAAAAGATAGCCACATTACCTTCATGGTTAGAAATATTTCTATTCTTACCTCCCATACCTATTCCAGTAATGTGTGCCATCTCCAGCCATTGTGTATCGTTGCATTCGGGCCACTCACAAGTGTAATTAGCGCGCTTCAAAGATTTTTCACGAAGTTCAGATTTATTTATCTTTCCTGTTCCTTCTCGTTTTTTCTGTCCCATACCAGAAACACCGTGAGACTTACTCCTTCTCTTTTTAAATTCTGCGTAAGTTTCGTTTTCTGCGTCCCACTCGACTCTAGCCATTTGTTTCTCTTTTATCTAAAGAAAATAAACAACCATCACATATTGAGGTGACATCTGTTTGAACAAGCTCATTTTTACAAACCCTGCAATGTTGTACTGTTACCATGTATAAATATTAGCAGAAACTTATTTTGAATACAGCTCTTCCTAAGAAGAGCCGATGATGGGAGGAGGTCGGTGTGGATGCCGACTTAACATAACTTTAACATTTAAAAACATAAGGTGTGGTATTTAAGTGGTAATGTAATGAGCTATGGATTATTTAGTAGGATTTATATTTGGTTATGTCTTTAAAGAAGTCGTTAGACTACTTCGCAAGCTAAGTGAGTGGGATTACGAAAATAGACAAGGATACTACTTTGATATAGAACCTATGACAGAGGATGATTTACCCTAAGTCTTTTTTTTTCGTTCTCTTCTAATAGCCCTGCGTTCTCTTTCTGATTTACCACCCCAAATACCAAAACGTTCTTTTCTTTCGACTGCATATTCTAAGCATTCTTTTTGAACAGGACACTCTCTACAAATAGCCTTAGCAATAACTGTAGAACCGCCTCGCTCTGGAAAGAAATCATCTTGATTTGGATGACCCTTACAACTAGCTCTGTTATACCAATTAGGAACAGACATCATATCGTTTAGGTCACTATGTAAGTCATATTTCTCCATAACTAGATTTAACTACAGGATGGCTAAGCAATACTAGGACTATTAATACAAAATAAAGGATATATAGTATGTTCGAACAAATGTTCGAT